TGCTAAAGATGAAGGCTCAATTACTCACACATTACAAGATTACAAAATTACATTGACACAGCCTGTGTCTCGTAAGGTTGATCCAATCGCGTGGGATAAAATTAAAGATAAAATTCCAGAAAACATGCACCCAGTAAAAGTCAGTGTAAGTGCTGACGCCGCTGGATGCAGATACTTAGTGGAAAAAGAACCACGCCTTTGGGCAAAAGTTGCAAAGGCGTTTACAACAAAAGCTGGCAAGGTTGGCATAAAAGTAGAGGTTCTGTAATGGAGCTTACTGCCAATGAATTGGTCATGCTATCCGAAGCGTTGAAGTCTGTGACGTTTATAGATGGCATGTCTAAAAGCCCAGAGCAGATCAGATTGGAACGTAAACTAACACGTTGGTCTGAACATGAAAATCTAATTTTTGTAGAAGGAGAAAATAATGGAAGAAATAAATAAAATATTAGACGAGGTATTTGCCTCTGTCTTTAGGAGGGATTGGTAATGTCTATAAACTTAAAATCACTATCTAAACCATCAGGTCAGCGTCCTATCATAGTTACCTTATTTGGGGAGGGCGGCCTCGGAAAGACAACCCTAGCCGCCATGTTTCCAAAGCCGGTCTTTATTCGTACTGAGGATGGCACAGCGTCACTTACAGGCAATGACAACGTCAGCCTGTTTCCATTGGCTACATCATCTACTGACGTTTTAAGTGCAATTGAGGTTCTGGCTACAGAGAAGCACGAGTTTAAGACATTGGTTTTAGATTCGATAACTCAGTTGGCTACTCTTATCGAGAGCGAAATTGTAGCGGCTGACCCAAAATCAAAGTCTATCAACCAAGCTGGTGGTGGATATGGAGCTGGGTATGGTGCGGCATCAGAGAAGCACCGCCAAATCAGAGAATGGGCAGGATCTCTTGCCTACGAAACTGGGATGAATGTGGTCTTCATTGGTCACGCCGACACTGAGACTTTGGACTTGCCAGATATGGATGCGTTCCAAAGATACACGGTTCGCTTGCACAAGAAGTCTTTACCTCATTATACTGACAACGTCGATTTGGTGGGGCTAATCCGACTGAAGACATTTACGCGCGGAGATGGCGATAAAATACGAGCCATTTCTACAGGTGAACGTGAGATCCTGTGCTTCCCACAGGCGTCAAGCGTCACTAAAAATCGGTTCAACATTACTGAACCACTGCCATTTACACTTGAAGGCGGCAACCCATTTTCTAAATATTTAACAGAGTAGGAGAACTCAAATGGACTTAAACGGATTTAACGCGCTCGACCATGAGCCAACACAGTTAAACAATCCGATCCCAGCGGATTGGTACGAAGCAGTAATTGTTAGTAGAGAAGAGAAAACAACTAAAGCTGGCACAGGCGCATACTTAGAATTAACAATTGAGATTGTCAGTGGCGCATTTAAGGGTCGGAAAGTTTGGGATCGTCTAAACTTAAAAAACCCAAATTCGACAGCAGTAGAAATTGCACAGCGCAGTCTGTCATCAATCTGTCGCTCTGTTGGTGTGAACAACCCAAAGGATAGTATTGAGTTGCTCGACAAGCCACTGATGGTCAAAGTGGCTGTATCCCCTGCATCAAATGGCTACGAGGCATCAAACAATGTAAAAGGATATGAAGCTACTGGTAATACGCGATCTCCAACATCAATAGCTATTGAGACAGCTACTGCCGCAACACCACCGTGGAAAAAATAATCTACTGAAGGATGGGGCGTATTTTTTCGCCCCATTTTATGAGTAGATGGAGAGTAAGATGAATTTAGAAAGATACATGATACCAGAAACTGTGCGGCTCATTTTTGAAAAGTATGAGGTCAAACGAAAAAATGAACACAGACCTCACCTTGGCGGATCACAGATTGGTAATAAGTGTAGCCGCGCTTTGTGGTATCAATTTAGACATGCGTGGACGCCTAGTTTCTCTGGGCGAATGCTGAGACTTTTTGAGACTGGTGATCGTGAAGAGGATCGTGTTGTATCTAACCTTAGAGATATCGGTGTTGAAATATGGGAAGTAGACCCAGACACAGGCAAGCAAATTAGGTTTGAGGCTTGTGGTGGTCACTTTGCATTGTCTCTAGATGGAGTAGGTCTTGGCTTTGCCGAGAGTAGTAAGCCACACGCACTTGAATTTAAAACGATGAATACAAAGAGCTTTAAAGATATTGATAAAAAAGGATTGCAAATAAGCAAACCTGTCTACTGGGCGCAAGTTCAGGTTGGAATGTACTTGGCTGAATTGGACGACTCTTACTTCTTTGCGGTCTGCAAGGAGACTGACGCTATTTATGCGGAGCGTGTAAAGTTAGACAAAGTTGAGGCCAAGTCACTTATCAGTAAGGCAAGCGACATTATATTTTCTGAGACACCGCCATCCAAGCTTCACGAAGATGCTAGTAATTGGGAGTGCAAGTTCTGTAGTTATTGGGCTGTGTGTCATGGGTGCAAGATACCAGAAGTTAGCTGTAGAACGTGTTGCCATGTGACCCCAGAGAAAAATGGTACTTGGAGTTGCGCCAAAGGTAAGCCAGCGGTCACTTGTAGCGAACACCTATACATCCCACAAATCATGCCAAAAGATTTGGTGGTGCATGATGCTGGGGATGATTTTGTTGAATATGAAGATAAAGACACTGGCGAGATCATTAAAAACAAGGGGAACAGCCAAGCTATCTTTGATGGGAGGATGCGCTATGAGTGATGAGATATTACGAAAACGCATAAAAAAAGTGTTTAAACGAGAGATCGATAGGGTTGAAGAAATCATGAAAAATATACCAGATAAGAACGAGGTGCGTTTAATTTATGTTGTAGAAGAATACAAAGAAATACTCCGTGAAATTCTGGATGAAGATGATGGGAGGATGGTGTAATGGCTTTAAATGTAAGATTGACTAGATCAGAAATGTCAGAAGCAAAGCAAGCGGCGGCTTTACGTTGGCAATTGGCAAGGGCAAGCGGTGTTGTAAATCAACGCAAAGATATTAGATCAGATGCTGATATTGATCTTCTAGGTTTAAAGGCTGAAATGGCAGTCGCAAAAGCCTTACAGCTTCCATATAGAGCATCTGACCTTGGCATAGATAGTGGTGCTGATATGTGGTCTGAAGACGTAAGTATTGACGTGAAAGCAACGTATCATAAATCAGGCAAGCTATTATTTAAATCTTTAGATTCGTTTGTCGCTGAATACGCAATATTAGTTACCATATCTGATGATGAAGATTTGATGCGTATTGTTGGAGGTATGGGTAGAGATAGATTTAAATTAGAAGCAGTAGAGACAGACTTGGGTAGGGGTATATGTTGGGTTGTACCTCAAGACATATTAACACCCATAGAAGGCGTTTGGCTCACATTAACTCAGTGGAGATTATGCAGATGACCTTTACCCTTAGAGACTACCAAAAAGAAGCGATAGATGGGTTGTATAGCTACTGGGCAAGCAAGTCAGGGGATAATCCACTAATCGTTGCGCCTACAGGTTCTGGGAAGACTGCGATCATCGCACAACTGATTTCAGACGCCATGAGCTACCACGGCACGAGAGTTATGGTTGTAACGCACGTTAGAGAGCTTTTGGAGCAAGGTGCTTCAGGATTGGTTAAGCTGTACCCACAGGCTGATTTTTGCTTCTACAGCGCGTCTGTGGGTGAGAAGCGACTAGACAAACCTATTATATTTGCAGGCATCCAGAGCGTCTGGGAGAGAGCCTACGAGATCGTCCCTGCAATTGATTTGATCTTAATTGATGAAGCTCACATGCTACCCAAGAATGAAGGCACTCGATACAACAAATTTATAGCGGATATGAAGAGTTGCAATCCAGATGTTAAAGTTGTTGGACTGACTGCCACGCCATACAGATTGGACAGTGGATACTTGCACAAAGGCAAAGGTGCTATCTTTGATGGAATTGCACATGACATATCTGTTGAGATGCTCATGGAGCAAGGTTACTTGTCTCCTGTGATTAGTAAAGGTGGATTAAATCAAATCGATTTGACAGGCGTTGGAAAACGTGGCGGTGAATTTATTGAAAGTCAATTGGCTACTGCCGCATCTGACCCAGAACTTGTGGCGGCTACTGTAAATGAAATTGTTGAGTTAGGCGAGGATAGGAAGAGCTGGTTAATATTTAGTAGTGGCATAAAACACGCACGAATGCTTCTTGAAGAGTTTGAGTCTCACGGAATTTCTGTTGATGCAGTCACTGGCGAAGATAGCAAAAAAGTAAGGGATCAGACAATTGCTGACTTTAAATCTGGAAAACTAAGATGCCTGATAAATGTCAATGTCTTGACTACTGGATTTGATCACCCTGCCGTAGACCTCATTGGTTTAATTAGAGCTACAGCTTCAACTGGATTATATGTTCAAATGGTTGGACGTGGCACTAGAATTGCAGATGGCAAAGAAAACTGCTTGGTGTGTGATTTTGGAGCCAACGTCGAGCGTCACGGATTTATTGATAAGGTGAATCCAAATTATAAAACTTCGAGTGGCGATGGAGAAGCTCCAGTTAAGACATGCGAGAAATGCCAGACGATGGTTCACGCCGCCGCTAAAATCTGTCCTGAGTGTGGATTCCAATTTCCACCGCCTATGCTTAATCATAATCCAGATTCATACCGAGGCGCTATGTTATCGTCACAAATAGAATCCGAGTGGGTGGATGTCGATAGTGTATGGTATTCAAGACACAAAAAAGATGGAAAGCCAGACAGCGTGAAAGTGACTTACAATTGCGGTATGATGTCAAATTCAGAGTGGCTGTGTCCTGATCATGGTGGATACGCCGCCAGTAGATATAGATCCAGAAAGCCTTTACTAAGTTCAACGGCAGATACAACAGATCACGCTTTAATTGAAGCAAAGCTATGGACAACACCTAGCCGCATAAAAATTAAACCATCATCTCACAATCCAAAATACAAAGAGATTGTGGAATTTGATTATACGCAAGTGGAGAGAAATAATGAGACGAAAACGCAAAACTCGGAATACGCTGATTGGACTGGTGAAGACATCCCCTTCTGAGCATGACGAGCAAGTTGGCTTTATCAATTGGTTTCGAGCCAAGTATCCAGACGTTTTGATATTCGCAATCCCGAATGGCGAGAAGAGGGCAATCAGCGTTGCCAAACGATTAAAAGCTGAAGGTGTAGTTCGAGGCATTCCTGACTTGTTTATTCCACAGTGGACGCTGTGGGTTGAGATGAAGAGAGTGTCAGGTGGAAGACTTTCCCCCGAACAGAAATCTATGATTATTTATTTAGAGTCAGTAGGCCAGACAGTTATTATTGGGAAGGGTGCGACTGACGCATCTAAAAAGATAATGGAGTTTTGTGATGAATAAACTTCTTAGATATGAAAATATAGAACAAGACGAAATCACTGAAAAAGTATCTAGAAATTTTGATTATGATTTTAATGGTATTTCTGAATGTTCCGTTCCAACTCTTCCAGAATTGCCAACAGATTTTAAAATTGGTTTAATTGTAGGGCCATCTGGAAGTGGAAAGTCTACTATGCTCAAATCATTTGGCGAGGAAACATCGCCACAGTGGCACGACAACAAGGCAATAGTTTCTCATTTTAATGACGCAGATGACGCGCAAACTAAACTAAGCGCGGTTGGATTAAACAGCATTCCAGCTTGGTTTAGGCCATATAAAATACTTTCTACAGGCGAAAAGTACAGAGCAAATTTAGCCAGACAATTAAGCAATGGCGCAGTGATTGATGAATTTACCAGCGTTGTTGATCGATCAGTTGCTAAATCATGTTCCGCCGCTTTGAGTCGATACATTAACAACAGTGGTATACATTCTGTGGTATTTGCTTCTTGTCATTACGACATAAGTGAATGGCTTCAACCTGATTGGGTCTATGATACTCTAACGAAAGATTTTCTTTCAAGGGGGTGTCTTAGGCGTCCCGACATTGAACTGGAAGTCATACCTTGCAGGCCGCAGTCGTGGTCAATCTTCCGCGACCATCACTATCTCTCAGGAAACCTCAATAAAAGTGCAAAACACTGGGTATGCCTATGGGGATCAAATGTCGTTGGGTTTACCTCTGTTTTAACTATGCCAAGTGGAACTTTAAAAAACGCATATAGAGGACACAGAACTGTCGTTCTTCCTGATTATCAAGGTCTTGGCATTGGCGTCCGTTTAAGTGACGCCATAGGGCAAATTCATATTGAAGAAGGTAAAAGATATTTCAGCAAGACAACTCATCCGCGCATGGGTGAATACCGAAATAAATCTCCCAAATGGAGACCTACTTCTAAAAATATGAAAGTGCGTTCCATGACAGGTGAAAACAAAAATTTTAATTGGGTTCCAAGAAATGTTTTTTCTTATTCTCACGAATACACTGGAAACAAAAAATAATAATAAAACTATTTTTTTATATAATGGAGTTTTGTGATGCAGGATAGTTTGTTTGAATATCTGGAAAAAGATTGGTGGAAGGGTGAACTAATGATTAATTTGATGCTAGGCAATTGCTTAGATCGACTAAAAGACATTCCTGATGGTTCTGTTGACTTAGTGCTGACAGACCCACCATATGGAACTACAGCTTGTAAATGGGATATTGTTATTCCTTTTGAACCTATGTGGGATCATTTGAAGCGACTAATAAAACCGAACGGCGCGATTGTATTATTCGGAAAAGAACCGTTTTCAAGTGTTTTAAGATGCTCAAATTTAAATATGTTTAAATATGATTGGATATGGAAAAAAGATACAAAGTCTAATTTTCCACAAGCATCATTTCAGCCATTAAATAATATTGAAGATGTTATTGTTTTTTCTAATGGCTATGCGAGAAACTTTCCAAAAGGTAGTGACAAGATAAATGACATAATGGTTTACAATCCTCAAATGTCAGATGGAAAGAAGTATAAAATCCCAAAAGCCTCAAAAACAACAGAAGTTTTTAATGTAAATCATAAGAATGGAGAATATAAGCATAAAGAAAAAGATACTACAAAGAGGTTTCCATTTAACACTATTGAGATAAACACAGATAAAAAAAGAGTACACCCAACACAAAAGCCAGTAGCATTAATGGAGTATCTAATCAAGACCTACACCAACAGGGGTGAAACAGTTTTAGACTTCACAATGGGTAGTGGAACAACAGGTGTAGCCGCTAAAAACCTAAACAGGGGCTTTATTGGTATTGAACTAGATGAAACTTATTTCAATATTGCAAAGGCTCGCATTAATGGGAAAACGTAGTAGTTATGACAGAATACCAAATAAAACTATTTTTTATATAATGTAAATTATTTTACATAATCTTCTTGACGTCTTTATTCATACACTATATACAGTATGTATAGAGAGAAACAAAAGGAATTATAAAATGACTACTTACAAAACAAGAACAACTCAAGATTATATCACACTTGCATTAAGCTGTATTCAAGATGATCAAACTTTTGCGGCTAAGTCTCACAAGAAAGACGCACTAAGTTTATTAAATCGCGCTTATGAAGTTATTAGAGAAAAAAATTCCGACCTACAGATAGCGACACGCGATGCTATGGGTAAAGAAAGATACAACGTTGTTTATTGGGGTGTACCATTTGACCTTCACCAAATCCGCGACAAGCATTTTGATTTTTTTGACGTTGCCTTTCACACAGATTTGCAGGAGTTAGTTGAGCTTCGCGTTTTGCTTAAACTGCTTGATGTAGTTAAGCCACAGCCAAAAACAGACCGCATCACTGCAAAGCAGACTGAGGTTACAAAAACTGTGATGGATCTTATTGAGCGCCGCATGGCTCAGTACCACGAAGCTGTTGAGATGGGACGTTTGTTTGGTGGGTTACCTGTAAGTGTTACGCCTCAC